CAAGAGCGTCCTTCAAACTCTTTTCAGAATGCTGTGTCTCAGTCTCGGCACCAGACTTCATCGCTCCAGCGAGATCAGGAGCAACAATAGTCGGAGCATTACCGCCAGCACCAGAACCTCCAGTAGCAGAAAGTATCGGATTAAGTCCAGCTTTACGCATATCATCAACTTCCCATTGATGCCGATTTTTCATCGCCTCTTTCTGATGCTTCCAATTGACGTAAGAAGCCAAGGCAGAACTACCTAAATTGGCAGCACCGCCAATAGCTTCAACCAAACCAAAACCCATAATTACTGTCCTAAAGCAAAGATAACAACAGTACCAACAACAGCAAGCCAAATAACTAAAGCCATAGCAACTCCTTAGAAGTGATCAACTAATCCAGGCACTGAATAGACGGGTATCGGACGAGCACACTTCAAACGAATATACGAGTCAAACAGAAACTGCGGCTCATCCTGAACGGCAACTACACGATTAACGGGCGGATCATCTTGAATGAATTGAGCTGAAAGCGTAGGCAACGAAGAAAACTTCTGAGCAAGATGCCAACTGTCCAACGGCTGTGGATCAGTCGAGCGGAACTTACCAGTAATCTGACCAGGATAGTAGCGATACTCCGCATAACGCTCTTGGTAACCAAAAACCTTCTCGTCATCACCATTGCCTTGCGCATAGATCTCCTGATTAAGAACAGCTTGTTCGCCAAGATGCGCTAACACAGGCCAATAGAAGTCAAAACGACCATGACGAGACCACATGCGATTCACACCTTGCTGATAAGTCAAATCAGCACGGACGTTCACAAAGCCAAAGACGTAGCCGTGCTCGACAAAAGACTTCGAAAAACCATGGAACGAATCTGAGACCACGCCAAATGCGGCGAGATTACCTTGAGGAGTCGTGTCATTCGTAGCCGAGGTCTGCTGCACAGGGTTGATCGAAATACGAGCAGAAGAGCCGCCTAAGTATTCAGGTCGCTGGAGGCGAGCATCAGGCGAAATTACGCCGAAATGAGCACGCAAAATTTCTGTATATCGCGTACCACCGCGCGCGTCGCGTTCATAGAGCTTCTGAATCTGAAAAGCTTGACGAAGATCGTTAATCGAAATTGGCGTGGCAGATGAAAGATCAGCAGTTGCAGAAAGTGCAGGATTAAGCCAACTTAAATAAGGAGCTTGCACCTGAAAATCGGTTTGAGCAATATGAACGTCATTACTACTAGTCAAAATAAGATTATTCAAAGAAGCCGGCGCAACATTAGATGAAAAAGTAGGCGCACCAGTAGACCTAATATCTACAGTAGCCGTACCACCAACCGAAATTTCAACGCCAGGTCCTTTTTGCGGCCACGGCAAACAAGACGTGAAATAGTCGTGACGCTTACCGCGACGAACTAAGTTGTAGTCAGAGAGATTATCAGGACCATCGCCGGTCGGGACTTTCAAAGCTTCTTGAAGATTCTCATCTCTAAACCACTCATTAAAAATGAGATTGTAAGCGCGGAAAGGCAACGCATTAACTTGAAGCGGTCCATTCACATTCGTAGGAAGACCAAAATAATCCCACAAGGTCTGACTCTGCACATTCGTGCCAATAACCCTCGGAATTAAAAAATCGGTTGAATCAGACGGATTTTTCTGCTCACCATTAAATTTCTGCCAGTTGTCCCACAAAAGACGATTCGGAACAAAGAAGAAGAAAGTTTCAAGGTAAAGATTGTCCATGAAAGGAACGATCGGCGTAGCTAAACGAGCAAACAAAGTAGCTGTCAGCTTAAAACTGTCGCCTGGAAGAACTTCGTCAATATAAAAAGGAACAAGATAACCAGAATTAAAGGTTGTCTTATAACTATGAGAACGGTCAAAAACTGATCGAGGAATCTGAGTCGAAGGAATCTGAGAAAACAGATGTTGAGTAGAACGATTAACTGATGACATCTAAAAATCCATAGCTATAGATAAAAAAAAGGCGACCAGTCGTGAAAGCCATCTCATCCGAACCAGTCGCCTACGGCTCTAAAACCCAAGACTCCGAAAGCTTTATCACCGTATGGCAAAGCATATACCACAAGTCAAAGAGAAAGCAAACATTCGAGCAGTGCGTTGGGTACCCGCACGCACATCGGGGTGTCACCGGAACCAGTTACATCAAGTAAGTAACTGGTTCCGGTGTGTACCCGTGCGCAAATCGTTGAGATCTCTCAAAAAAAAGACCGCCGAGACAAGGCGGTCAGAGCGGTTAGGGGATAGTTAAAACTATCCCATGTATATGTTATTAGTAATTACCCGTTGTTGTCAGAAGAAGACGATTTAGGATCGGCAGATGGGGTCGGCTGAGGGGTTGGCTCAGGAACTTTAGACTCTTCAGGAGCGACAAAGCCAAGATCTTCAAGCTTACTCCTCTGTTCAGGATCATTGAGCGCCTGAAGAAACTCAAATGGAGAGTTATTGAAAGAGGCGCGAATGCGGGACGGAAGGCTTTCAAAGTATTCAGTTGTTCTAGCAATAGCATTCTGAGCAGTCTGAAAATCTTTGACATCAGAAAAGTCGCCGAATTGAATTGGACGCTTTGGCGTAAAAGGATCAGTCAAAAAACCGGTCTCAGCATACTTTTGCAAGATGTTGTCAATCATGGTCTCATCTTTAAAGTGCTGTTGGGTCATCGACGGTTCAGTAAAGACAATGCCTTCGGCGGTAGCGTTTGTGTGATTAATTTTGAACTTCATATAAGCTCCACATAAAAAAGTCCTCGCACCACGCAAGGACTGATTAGAAGAATCTCCAGAGTTGCGCCCGCGTCTGTACTTAGACTTCGGCCTTAGCAGGCGCGGGCGCTTTGGTGTCCGGATCGAACGGAGGAACGAAAGCATTCGCCGCGGCAATCTGCGTCGGAGCACAAGCTACGAGCTCGCCAGTTTCGTCAGAATACTGACCAATTTCGTAAAGGAAAAAATCGTCGGGATGCTGACCGACGGTAGTACGACTATCACGAACTAAGTCAGAGAAAGAGCGAGAAGCATCAGCGGCAGAACGACTGAAAAAAGGCGTATTAAAAACCTGAAGCTTTGAGTCAAAAACAGAAAATACCTTAAGGATCATGATTGATTCTCTTCCATAACGCGCCTAAGTTTTTGGGCCTTCAGCTCCTGGACGCGCTCACGAACTGAAAGACGATGAGGCGAAGTCTCGCCAGTATCTTCAAAATCTCGACCGCGCTTTTCGCGCAATCGCTTAATCTCTTCATAGCGAACAATATCAGAACGCTCTAACAACTTATCAAAATAAGCCGGAGGGTTCATCATAATCTTTTCACTAAGAATAAGTCGATCATTAGTATAAATATCAGTCATGTACTTTTCACAGAAGTCATGACCAATTCCGGGCTTAAGAGAGCAATGACAAAATTCAGCAACCTTACCGTCGTAATGCTCAAGCTTTAAAGGACCTGTAATTTTCTTCGTAACATAACGAGCGACGTAAGCGGCAGTCTCAAAGTTGACTGAACCAATCGAACTAAAGCCATAAGGCCAAAGTTTCTCAAGCGTACGACTACGATATAAGTTATTGCCTCGACGAATCGACCAAAGCTGTTTATCAACAAAGGTCACACCAAAAATAATTGCATGATAGTGAGGACGGCCAAGCTTATCGCCATATTCGCCACACATAAAAAAGCGAAGCTGTTGACCAAAACGGCTCATGAAGTATTTACGCATGCGCTTCATGAACAGCTGAAAATGCTCGTAATGAAGTGAGCCATCGGCAGGCAAATGAGCATCATCATAAGTCAGCGTAAGAAACATGTTGTTCTTATGTGACTTCGCTTCAACAACGCACCGTGCAGCCCACTCGCGGGACTTAGAAAGACGACAACCAATGCATTGACCACAAGGAATTTTGAACTCAGAAAAAGGAATGGCCTTCGAAGGGTCGAAGGTTATCGCATTACTCTTGCCATCTTTAGTTTTAATACCGGCAAGGCGATAGGCGGTTATCGGGTGATAGCAAGGCATTTTTCGAGACAAGCCATGTGCAATTCGCGAAGGATCGTTTCACGAGTAGAACGAGAGCGAACTTGAAAAGAAACTAAGGAAGTCCAAGGACGATCACGATAAAGCGTCCAAGTAACGAGCTTTCGACGACCAACGTAAGTTGACTCGCCAGGAATAAGCCAACAAACGCCAAAGTCTTTAAGAGTAAGACGAAAAGCCGCAGTAGCCATAGCGCAAATCCAAATGAAATTAAGATGTTCAAAATGATAACTATGACGACCGCGGCAGGTAATGAGGGTTAACGATTAGATTCGAAAACCGCCACGCATTGGCGTAGCACGAATATTCAAAGTCTTCGTGCGTGATGCACCTTTACGAAAAATACGCTTAGATGCCTTACGAGAAAGCTTATGACGACGACGAGACATATAAACCTCACTTTGTAAAAAATTTCTTAACGGCCTTGAAGGCCTCCCAAACCGCTGAGCCAGAACGCAGCAAAACATCAACGAACTTAAGTATCGTATCTATCATTTCAAAAGATGAGCAGCGCCAACAGCAGAATTGACAACTGGAGCAGATGTGCCAAACGGATTCAAAAGTTGCATCCATTGACCAAGCGACCAAGCTCCAGAGTGCTCTTTCATATAATCAAAAACTAACTTCTGCCTCTCAGAAGCAATAGCAGAATTCTGAGTCATGAATTTCGCTTGCTTCAAATTCTCTTCTTGAATCTTATTAGCAATCTCTTGACCTTTTGTTTGAGACCACATTAAGTTTGAAGAAGAATCAGCAGCAACAGACTGAGCGCGTTTCAAACCTGCGTCTGCTTGAAGTGCAGAATTCTGAACATAAGTCTGTTTCTCAAGAGCGTCCTTCAAACTCTTTTCAGAATGCTGTGTCTCAGTCTCGGCACCAGACTTCATCGCTCCAGCGAGATCAGGAGCAACAATAGTCG